GACACCTAAGTATACTTAAGTGGACTTAAGAAAGCCACAAGGACACATAGGTGTTTTAAGCTGTGAATGTCACTGTAATTGTGAATGTAATTGTAAATGTCACTGTTACTGTGAATGTAAATGCAAATGGTTTTATTTAAGGTGTGAAGGTGTGAAGGGTTCATTGCCGAAGGCAAGTGAACTGCACCCACACAGAAAGGAATACACATGTTTGATTTTTCAATACTGCTGAAGCAGATTGTGACAGCATACAACAAAGCAGATACATCATGGACAAAGCAGGAAGTGATTGACTTCTTCATGACCTTCTATGAAACATACATGTCTGCAACAGGCTATGAACATCCAAGGCTGAAAACAGACACGATTCTGACCATCATTGAAAAGTTGTCCTGTGATGATATGTTTGAATATTCTTTGGATGATTACAGGGAAATGATTCCAAAGTATTTTGACACAGATTTCCCTGATTGTGATTATTCACTGGTTCACTTCATGAGTGGCACAATCCGACAGATGCGATTCTTTGAAGTGTGTTATTGATGAAAGGCAGGTCAATATGAAAAAGACTTTATTTGAACAGGTATATGAAAAATATGGAATTGTCATTGGCAAAAGGCTGTGGTGTTCACAGATCGAAGTTCTTCAGTGGGCATTTGATGCAGTAGAACAGGGTGAACAGCCTGAAAAGGTTGAACTGACTGATCCGTTCGTTCAGGTGGTGTTTGACCTTATTGTTTGCGATTTGAAATGGCAGCAGAGAAAGGCAGGTGCTGAAGATGAAAAATAAAGTATATCCGATTATGCAACAGCTTCCTGTGGGAAAGGAAAATGCAATCAGCAGTGAAGCACTGGTTGAACAGCTTCACCTGACAAGCAAAAGAGAATTGCAGGCACAGATTGCAAAGGAAAGAAATGCAGGTGCTATCATCTTAAGCACCACAACAGGCGGTTACTATCAGAGCAGTGACAGGGATGAAATTGCAGAATTCATCAGGACACTTGAAAAAAGGGCAAAGAACACCATGAAAGTTCTGAAATCTGCAAGAAAGTTCCTGAAGAACATTGAAGGTCAGATGTCCATTGACACTGAAGATGTCGGTGCATAGAAAGGGGTGATATTATGGCAGGAAAAGGCAATGTTGACAATTTGGTGAAGGCTGAAGATTTAACTTCGGATGAACTTCGGAACAGAGCCAAAAAAGGTGGCAAAGCATCAGGCAAGGCACGCAGGGACAAAAGGGATCAGAAGCAGATCATCCTTGAAGTGCTGTCCATGCCCCTTGAAGATGGCAGTGTTGAAAAGATAACATCACTGGCTGCTGCCGAAGGTGCGAATCTTTCCATCAATCAGGCTATTGTGATTCAGCAGGTGAAGAAAGCCCTGAATGGTGACACAAAGGCAGCGGAATATTTGCGTGACACAGCAGGACAGAAGCCTTCTGACAAGGTTCAGCTTGATACTGGTGTGAATATTGATGACACAATCAATCGCATTGACAGCTATCTGAAAGGCAGGGCAAAGCATGAAGAAGGAATATCTTGATTTGATATGTGATGAACCATATATCATAGGGCATGAATTGGGCTTCCCTGACCTGACCACACTGCACAACAAATGGATTCAGTCCATGATGTTCAGTGAACAGGATGAAACCATATTGGCACACAGGGGAAGCTTCAAGACAACCTGTCTGACACTTGCAATCGCCTTCCTGATGGTCATTAGACCGAATGACAATATAATCTTCATCAGAAAGACAGATGATGATGTGAAGGAAGTGGTCAATCAGGTTGGGAAAATCCTGAAAAGCAATCTGATGAAATACATTGTATATCAGTTGTATGGCTTGCAGCTTGAACTGATTGAAGATACTGCCTTCAGGATCACAACCAATCTGATGTCATCCACAAAGGGTGCTTCACAGCTTCTTGGACTTGGTATCAAGGCATCAATGACAGGCAAACATGCGGATTTGGTCATCACTGATGATATTGTCAATTTAAGGGACAGAATCAGCAAGCCTGAAAGGGAACTGATAAAGACATCCTACATGGAATTGCAGAACATCAAGAACAGGGGTGGCAGAATCCTGAACACTGGCACACCTTGGCACAAGGAAGATGCAATTTCCAGTATGCCGAATGTGAAGATGTATGACTGTTATTCAACAGGGCTGATTGCAAGGGATGTGCTTGAACAGATCAGAAACACCATGACACCTTCCCTGTTCGCAGCGAACTATGAATTGAAGCACATTGCAGATGCAGATTCTATGTTCAGCAATCCGCAATTCACAGACAATGTGTCCCTGATCCACAATGGCATCTGTCACATTGATGCTTCCTATGGTGGCGGTGATGGCACTGCATTCACCATCATCAAGGAAAGAGGTGACAAGCTGATTGTGTTCGGCAAAAGGTTCAGCAAGCATGTTGATGACTGTCTGCCTGAAATACTGGCATACAGGGACATGTATCAAGCAGGTTCTGTCACTTGTGAAGATAATGCTGATAAAGGCTATCTGAAGAAAGAACTTCGTAAAATGGGTGTGGTGGCACATGGCTATCATGAATCAATGAACAAATTCGTGAAGATATCCACCTATCTGAAAAAGCACTGGACAAGCATCCTGTTCATTCAAGACACTGATCCTGAATACATCAATGAAATCCTTGACTATACGGAAAACGCAGCACATGATGATTCCCCTGATTCCCTTGCAAGCATTATCAGGAAGCTGAAGGGCAAAGGAACATGGTTGATATAGGAAGGCGGTGTGTGTAATGAAATCAAAGAATCAAGACACACTGGACTTCATGCGAAACATCATAGGTGAAGAAAAGTTCATGGAAGTTGTGTCTGCACTGGCAGGCGAAAGAATCACCTTTCCAAGAAGCTTTCAATGGTTGGACAAGAATGAAAGAAATCAGGCAATCCTGTGTGATTTCTATGATGGGGCTGACATTGCAGAACTGGCAAAAAAGTATGATTTAAGTGAATCACATATATATAAAATCGTTGAAAGGCGGTACTGATGAAAGGTCGGTGCTGCCTTTTATTATTCATGGCAAGAACGGCTAAACAGGGGGCAGAACTGCTGAAATACAGGGGGTGTCATGGTATAATATAGTTGTTATATAACACACGAAATAAAGCAAAGAAAGGGGCGAAAGTCAATGTTAAGAGAAGATGAAATCAAGCAGTTCATTGAAGATGACAGACTGTCTGAAAAGAAAAGACTTGCATCCATTGGCAAGAAATATTATGACGGACTGCATGATATCAGAAATTACAGATTGTTTTATTACAACGCTGACGGAAACCTTGTTGAAGATAGGTCACGAAGCAACATCAAAATCAGTCATCCCTTTTTCACTGAAATTGTGGATCAGGCTGTGCAGTATATGCTTTCGAGCAAGAATGGCTATGTGAAGTCGGATGATCCTGAATTGCAAAGACAGCTTGACCTGTATTTCAACAACAATGAAACCTTCACTTCTGAACTGTATGAAATGCTGACTGATTGCATGGTCAAGGGCTATTCCTATATGTACATGTACAAGGGTGCTGATGACAGACTGACATTCCAGTGTGCTGACAGCATGGGTGTCATTGAAGTCAGAGCAAAGGACACAGATGACCATTGTGAACATGTCATTTACTGGTATGTGGACAGAATTGCCAAAGGCAGAAAGGCAATCAAACGCATTCAGGTATGGGATGACAAGCAGATTTATTTCTATGTTCAGGATGGTGACGGAAAGATTCAGAAGGACTATTCTGTGGACTACAATCCGAAGCCACATGTGGTATATACACAGGATGGTCAGAAATATGGTTATGGTTTGGGATATATTCCTTTCTTCAGACTGGACAATTGCAAGGAACAGGTGTCAAGCCTTCACGCAATCAAGGGACTGATTGATGATTATGACCTGATGTCCTGTGGACTGTCAAACAACCTTCAGGATGCTTCTGAATATTTGGTGGTTGTGAAGGGATATGCAGGTGAAAACTTGGATGAACTTCAGCAGAACATCAAGGTCAAGAAGATGATCGGTGTTGATGGTGATGAAAATGGTGGTGTTGACTTCAAGACTGTTGACATTCCATATCAGGCACGAAAGGCAAAGATGGATGAAGATGAAAAGAATATTTACAGATTCGGCTTTGCTTTCAATTCTGCACAGGTCGGTGATGGAAACATCACAAACATTGTCATCAAGTCCAGATATGCCCTGCTTGACATGAAATGCAACAAGCTTGAAATCAAGCTGAAGGAATTCATGCGAAAGATTGTGAAGGTTGTGCTTCAGGAAATCAACGAAAAGATGAATGCACACTTCACACAGGCTGATGTGTACTTTGATTTCACAAGGGAAGTCATGACCAACGCAGCAGACAATGCACAGATTGAATTGATTCAGTCACAGACAAGGGGACAGGATTTGACAAACATCCTGAATGTTGCTTCCAAGCTGGACAATGACACGATTGTGAAAAACATCTGTCAGGTGCTTGAACTGAACTATGAAGAAATTATGGCAAAGGTAAATGCTGACAGTGCGGAAGGCACACTGAAGGCAATTGAACAGATCGAAACCGAAGAATAAGAAAGGCGGTAAATAATATGTTGGAAAAGATTGTTAAACTTACAAACGATTTTCAGGAAAAATATGATGCTGAACTGGCAAAGTTCAAGGCAGAAGTTGCACGAATTCAGAAAACCTACAAGGAAACCAGTCAGGAATATCTTGACATGAAGGTGAAGGCAAGAAATGAATTCAATGCGGTGATTGAAGCTGAAAGACAGAAGGTCATTGATGAAATTCGTGCCTGTGCAGTACAGGACAGGGATGCACTTGCAGACATCACAAGCAAGCCTGCCCCTGCTGATGCAGTGACCACTATTGAACTTCTGAAGGCAGGTGATCCTGAACAGACTTCTGAATTTGAAGTGAAGTCCATCCTTGAAAAGTACAAGGAAAATTATTTGGCAACGAAGATGATTGTGCAGGTCACAAACGCAAAGAAGCGTTTCGGAATCATGTGCATTCCTGCTGACAGCATCATCAAGGACATTCAGGAAGTTGAAGAAATGGCTTGCAGAATGGTCAGACAGTACAACGGCAACCTGTCCTATGAGCAGGCGGTGCTTCTGAATGGAAAGATTGTCATGCATGTCAATGAGCAGGTGCAGAATTTCCTGAATTACAAGTATTGTGAAACTTTGTCTGAAACCATGCGAAAGGCAATGAATGCATAAAGCGGTGAAGGGGTGGCATGTTTGGACTGCTGCCCCTTTATTCGTAGAAAGGAAACAACATGAAAATATGGGATAAAATCAGAATCAAGCTGAAAATCAAGAAGATATGCAAAGTCCTTTATCAGTTGCCTGAAGCAGATCAGACTGAATGCATGAAGAAAATCGTGTATTGCTTGCGATTGTCTGATGACTGGAAGAAGAAAGAACACTTCCTTGACATGCTTGTGGAAAGGTTTGGTGCAATATGTCGATAGAATTCATTGATAATTCAGATAAAGTGCAGGCAATGCTTGAAGAAGCCCTGATTGCAGGCTTGCATGATGCAGGATCAATCATCATGTCGCAGACAAAGCAGAACAGTAGGGTTGCAACAGGTCAGACAAAGAATGCATGGGACTATGTTGTGGATGAAGGTGAAATGACTGCCACAATCGGAAACCCTGAAGAAAATGCAATTTGGGAAGAATTCGGCACAGGTGAATATGCACTTGAAGGCAAAGGCAGAAAAGGCGGTTGGTTCTACAAAGACGAAAAGGGCGAAGGTCATTTCACCTATGGCAAGAAACCTATGCGAATGCTGCACAATGCCTTTGTGACGAAGAAAAACACTGTTATAAAGGCATTTGAACAGCACATCAAGGACAAATTCAGATAGGTGGTGAAAATATGAATAAAAGGCAAAAAGAAGTGCTTCTGAAGCAGTTCAAAACAGAAGAAGAATTCCTGAAGGAACTGGAAAAGATATATCAACAGGCACTGGATGACATCAATGACAAAATCAAGATTCTTCAGGCAAGTGACCTGCAAAGCAAGATATACCAAAGACAGTATCAGGAAGCCTTGAAGGGACAGGTGGAAGCAATCCTTGAAATGCTTCACAGTCAGGAATACACCAAGATTGAAGATTATCTTGATAATTGCTATCGTGATGCATTCATTGGTTCGCTTTATGACCTGCAGGGGCAGAATGTGCCTTTGATTCTTCCGATAGATCAGGAACAGGTTGTGAAGGCATTGCAGCTTGATTCACAGATATCTGAAGGATTATACAAAAGACTTGGTGAAGATATCACCACACTGAAAAAGACCATTTCCGAAGAAATCAGCAGGGGAATTTCTTCTTCCCTGATGTATTCGGATATTGCAAGAAACATCAGCAATGTCACAAATACTGGATATAGCAACGCAAAAAGGATTGTGGTCACAGAAGGTCACAGAATCCAAAATGAATCTGCACTGGAATGTGCAAGGCAGGCAAAGAAGCGTGGTGCAGACAGTGTGAAAGTCTGGGACAGCACATTGGATGGAAAGACAAGGGACACGCACAGACAGCTTGACGGACAGATCAGGGAAGTTGAAGAACCCTTTGAAGTGGCAGGCAAGAAAGCTATGTATCCAGGGGGCTTCGGTGATCCTGCCGAAGATTGCAATTGCAGATGTGCTTTACTTCAGAAGGCAAGATGGGCTTTGGATGATGATGAAACAAAGTATCTTGGCAATGTTGACAACCTGTCTGATGCAGACCTGCAACCTTTGGCAGACAAGCTGCACATTCCTGTTTCTGAATTAAGGTCATACAGTGGTCAGATCATTCCTTTGAAGGCAAAAAGTTATGAAGATTTCAAAAGGCAGTACAATCAGATTTGGCACTATGAAGGAAGTGACCTTCAGAAAGAAGCTGAAGCAAGGATTGCAGGCTATAAGAAAGGAAGGGTAAGCAGATGATCCTGACAGTTGCAGAATTAAGACAGTATATTGAAACAGAAGAAGCTGATGCAGTGCTTGAAATGAAGCTTCAGGCACTGGAATCAGCAATTCAGAAATACACAAACAATGATTTCAAAAGATGCCTGACTGCTGAAGGGGAATATCCTGCCGACATCAAGAAGGGCATTGTGGACATGATGCAGTGGGACTTGACACACAGGGGAAAGGTTGGCATTGCATCAGAAACGCTTTCAAGGCATTCTGTGACCTATTTTGACATGGGTGCAGGCAATTCCACTTTAGGATTTCCAAAGGCTCTGACAGGCTTTCTGAAGCCGTACAGAAGGGTTTTAGTATAAGGGGGTGAAGTTATATGATCGGTGGAAATATCACAGCTACATTTCAGAAATACACAACATACAGAAATGAAATCGGTGAAAGGGTTCAAGAATGGTTTGATGTGTTTCAGAAGAAGGGATTCCTTGATTACAAAAGCGGTGGTGCTGATTATGATTACAGTGCAAAGCTTCAGGATTCAACACATCTGTTCATGTGTGATTACTTTGATTACAAGGCATTGAATCTGACACCTGAAACATCAAGACTATTGATTGATGGTGAAAGATATGATATCATGCTGATTGATGATCCTATGGGATTGCATCAGCATCTTGAAATTCACTTGGAATATTTGGGCGGTCAGTAAAGGTTCAAAACCTTGTGGAAACTGCACAATGCTTTTCCATTAGTGACAGGTTAGTAACAAATGACTGAAAAACCCTTGATTTTACTGGGTTCGGAACTATGCAAGCGATAATAAAAATCGAATTGAAGAAAATCACAAAACCCTTGAAAACCCAGTGTTTTCAGGGGTTTTCTTTATGTTTGCACTTCCTTCAAAAACCGCTGAAAACTGGTCAAAATCCACTCGTTAGTAACAGGTTAGTAACAAGTTAGCAACAAAAAACCTTGAAAATATCTTGTGTCTTGCGTAAGACTATGCTATAATGATGAAAAGCAGAAAAATCAAGGGAAAGCGGTGGTTTTATGGACAGAACAACATACAAGAATCAGCACATCAAGGAACACTATGACAGAATCAATTTGATAGTTCCCAAGGGGCAGAAAGAGAATATCAGGCGAATTGCCGAAGAAATGGGAATGTCTGTGAATGAATACATCTGCACCTTGATTTTCAAGGACACAGCAACAGGACACAGCTTGATGCAGGTTCACAAGGGACTGACCGAAGAACAGATTGAACAGCTTGACAGATGGCAGGTTGCAGCTAAATACAGACAGATGATTGAATCCTTTTCAGGCAGCATGACTGAAGGATATGTCATCAGGCTGAAGAAGGGCTTCATCAATGATGTGTCAGGAAGCAACATGATTGTGGTCAGGACAACCAAAGAGATCAGACAGGTGATTGTCAAGTCACATGCAATAAAAGAAGCAGGGAATTGAATCCCTGCTTTCTTTATATCTTATTGATTGCTTCAAGCTTGATTGGAAGTTCAAGGTGTGTGTACACTGTTTCAGTGACACCCTGACCTTTGTGACCGACAATTTTCTTGATGATTCTGTCATCAACACCTGCTTCTGTCAGAAGGCTGATGCAAGTGTGTCTTGTGCAGTGCGGTGTGAATTCATCCAGTCCGAAACTTTTCATCAATGGTGTCCAGTATGAATCATAATAGTTGCGATATTCAAAATGCTTGTTGTCAGGTGTGCAAAGCAGATATTCACAGTCCCTTGAAATCCAGTATTCAAAGAAAGGTACAATCTTTTCTGCAATTGGCACTTCTCTGATGCCTGATTCCGTCTTTGCTTCCCTGATATAGAACCATCTTTCATCAAGGTGGACATCTTCCTTCTTCAAGTCAAGCAGTTCACTGATTCTGCATCCAGTGTGGATCAGGATCAGGATGACAGACATATAAAGGTTTGAATCCTTTGCTTCCCAAAGCATCTTGACCTGCTTCTTTGTGAAAGGCTTTCTGTTGTATGCATTTGGATTGCCTGCCTTGTTTATGTCCACATATCTGACCATATCCCTTTTGTCTTGTGTCAGGATTTCATGCATTACACAATAGTCCCACATCAAGCCCCACATGATCTTCAGCTTCTTCAGGGTTGGTGTGTTCTTGCCTGATTCATCCACAACCTTCTGAAGATGGTCAAGCTTGATGTCCACCATTCGCATCTTCTTCAGCTTGTCACAAAGCTTGTATGCTGCTTTATATCCCTGCACATTGGAATGACTGACTTCTTCAAATTTGACTTCAGACCATCTGTCATATACTTCTTCAAAGGTGATTGTTGCAATGTGAAGGTCGAACGGATCTTTGTTGAAATCAGCAAGTGCAATCATGGCTTCCTGCCTTGTTGGATAGTAGCCGA